ACGCCTTGGGCAAGAGTGTCCTAAGAGTCCACAATATCGCAGTTACTTTCAGTGACTCCACTGGAAATGCTGTCCAGTTATTGGCTAATACCGATTCAGCCGCAGCACAGTTTCAATTGACTACACAATCTCAAGGAGATACAGTTCTTTCATCTAATAGATCTATTATTGCTTCAGGCATAGTTTACGGTGTAAATCAATTCACTAGTGATGAATTCCCCCAACTCAGTCACGACATGGATGTACTGCCGCAAATGTGGACCAACGGTTACTTAGTTGCTGTTGATTCAATCTATCTAGGTGGAGAGGCTTCTACAGGATGGGCAGAAGATGTCTACTGCTCAATAACTCTTGAATGCACAGTCGAAACAATGTCTGAAGCATCGGCTATGGCTCTAGCACTATCTCAGCAAGGCGCATGAGGTGGTTAACATAGCCACAGTTGAACAAATGGCTGAGGACTACCTCACGCAACAAGGCGAGGCTCTATGTGGAGTTATGGCTCAAGCATTGATGGAGAAAGGAGTACCTTCACCAATTGCTAGGGCTCTGGCTGATCGTGCATGCAAACCTGCCGCACGAGCCGGCGCTAGGGAAGTTGTCCAGGGAACCAAAAAAGCAGTTAAGCGAGCAAGTAGCACATATAATCGTAAATACAAAGCAGCGTTTAAGAAACTGGCACCTAAGTATAAACTTAAGTCGGGCAAGTGGAAAAAGAACGGTTTCAAGTCGGCAGTCAAGGCAGCACACAAGGCGGTGAAGAAATGAAGCGAACAGGAAGAAGATTAACACTATCAAATGATATTAACAGCGATACCCCTCCTGGTAGTATTGCAAGTTCCGATTTTAGATTAACTACTATTTTTTCCGATGATCGTGAGAACTATGGTTGGAAGATTGTAGATGTCAAACAATTAGGGCCAATAGGAGCAACCGCGAGAGCCGTTAACTTTGCATTGATGTCAATTAGACCTGAATCATTTGCTGATGCTACCGTATTTTCAGTATGGGCAGCAGTTCGTCAACCATTTGACAATTCACTGATTGGAACATTTCTCGCTACCATCTCCGATAATTATTCATTAAGGACTGAACATGTAGCAACTAATCATCTAAGTATGTTTTACAACGAAGGAGAAATTCCCTATTACAATATTACTCTAGAGGAATATGAAATATCCAGCCGTGAAGAAATCATGTTCAAGATTAAAGAAACAAGTCAAAGTTTGAGTGGTATAGAATGATGAGAAATACTGAAGCATTGTTAACCGAGATTCTAAAACTTCTAAGACGTCTTGAAAAGTTGATGAAGAAATGAGTATTCCTTTAGCACCTGTTGACCAGGAACAAAACGAACGCATCGTTTGGTGTGAAAGGTTGCTATATCTTATTGTAGTTCTGCAATTTCCTCAACTCGCATCATTAATGATGTAAGTAGATCAGTTGTAATTATGTTCCTGGCATGTAACATTCCAATTAATTGAGTGGTTGGAATTGATGTTAAGTCAAACTCCTGGTTAAGTTTCTCATTTATTGCATGACATACCCACTTTGAACGGGATTGTTTGTAACTTAACTCCTGGTCAAGCCGTGTCTTCAAAGATTGAGGCACAGCAATTGATAATGCGACGCTTGGATCAGTAGAACGAGGGCGACTCATTCTTTATCCCTCCTGCATTCTTTACAATAAAAGATAACCAAGCCATCTTCAATTCTACCATATCTAGCGGTGTTCATACATGAACCTCGGCAGTAAGTCATCAAATTAAAGAAAGAACTCATCTAATCCACCCGTTTTCATCCTTTCTAGCCATCGAATCGATTCTCTTCAGAAGATAATGTATTATCATTTTCATTTCTCCTACTTCTAATTCTGCTTGTTTAAACTCTAGATCTCTCTCATTAGGCAATTTCGCATGAAATTGTATGAGTTTATCGGCTATTTTATCATAATATGTGCTGTCCATGATGGTCCTAAACGGCGTTTGCTTATAGTTTCATTGATAATGAATGTAGAATAGATCTATTTTTGCCGCTAGGTGTTGCGATTTCAGTAGAAAATCCCTAGCGCAGAGCATAGCCGTATAGCGAGGAAGTGTATGAGAAGTATAATAAACCTGAGCCTATCATAATAGGGTATGGTAAGAAAATCAGATTCATTCTTTATCCGCCAAACTTTGAACATAGACAATGTAGGAACATTCCAACAAACTCCCTTAGATTTAGGGGCTTATGTTGACGCCTTGGGCAAGAGTGTCCTAAGAGTCCACAATATCGCAGTTACTTTCAGTGACTCCACTGGAAATGCTGTCCAGTTATTGGCTAATACCGATTCAG